GCCCATCACTGGCCCTCCCTCTGCTGGGCGCGCTTTGCCGCCTTGCGTTGCTTGCGTTCTTGGCGTGGCGAGATGCGCTGGGCGGGTTGCGCCTTGCAAACGGGCGAGGGCGTGGGTGAGAGCGTGAGCGTCTCCTCGAAGTTTTCCAGATCGCTGTCGAGCACCTCGCACCAGACGGTTTCAGGATCTTCTACCAAGGAAAACTGATGCCAGAACCCGTTACCGCTCCAGTTCTTGCCCAGATAAATCAGCCGCTCAGGCTGGTTGCGCCAGTTGTATCGGCCGCCTATTTCCATGCGTGGTCGCATCACGCCTCCTTTGCGGCATTGCCGCCTTCCTGGGCTGCAGCCATGGCGGCGCGAGCGCGGTAGATGCGCTCCAGTTCAGCGAGGATCAATGCACCAGCTTTGAGAAGATCGTTCCGGGTGGTGCTGGGCTTCCATGCATGGTTGGGCCAGGGCCAAAGGTGTGACATGTAGGAAATGTCCCGGCTTTGTGAGCTCGCTGCGTAGCAGGCCGCCGCTTGGGCCAACTCGCCGTCGGTGTAGCTGTCATCATGGGAGAAGGTGAAGCCTTCAACTTCTACCTGCCGGCGCCGTTCGTCCAACACATCGCGTGCGGCCGCATCCAGCGCATCAGCGGGCTGGGCCTGGGGTGCTGTGTTGGCATCGCGTTCTGCGTACATGCGACCATCAGCCACACCGGCAAGGTATGCGGCCTTTTCAGATTCCGAGCGCGGCTTGAGCTCGCTGCACATCTGTAGCGCCACCGGCTCGGCCTGCACCTCTGCCTGGTGTGCTGCTTCTGCAACCGCGGCCCGACACCGCCCGCAAACAATTACGCTTGGCAGCTCCAAATGTTGGATGGCGACGGATTCTGGCGGCAGGCCACAGCAGAGGCACGATGGCGCATGAAGGGGAGCAAACGCATGGCGCCTCCAAAATTTACGTGGTGCATCATCTTCAATCGCCTGTGCTAATCGTGCGGCGTGGCGTTCTAGTGCGGCGCGGGACATTTCTCCATAGTCGTGAACTAACGTCGCGTCGTCGGGGGGCGCCGCCGCTGCCAGGTCACCTGCCGATGAATCCTCGGTAGCTGGAAGTGCTGGGGTGGCCAGCGGTTCTGTTTCATACAGGCCATCCATTTCATTGATAGCCTCCATAAATCCGTCGCAGTAGGCCACTGCTGCGGGCGCTGCCTGTGCTGCCAAAACAGGGCGCCCAAGCTTGCGCGCAGCTTCCTTTACCAGGCCAACCACATCACACAAGGCGGCCTGTGACGCCGCTCCATCTTCGCCATGAAGCGCAACATCCAGATCGCGCACCAAGCGGGACACATCATCGGCATTGATCCAGTTGCCAGTGGGCGCCTGTGCTGCCACTGCCTGGGCAGCGTCCATACCGACGACCTTCCCAGACAGGAAACCTTGTTCATAGCTCGGGCCGTCATATTGAATGCCTGCGCCATCGCAATCGCTGACGAAGTGCTCGAAAGCTTCAACATCAGTGGGGAGGGCAGTCTTGAGGGGAGCGGAAGAGTTGTTTTCAGCCATGTTGGGCTCCAGAAATGGAAATGCCCGCTCAGGGCGGGCTGTGAATAGGGGCCCACTGGGGGCGGTAGACTTGGCGCTATGACGCTTTTCGATTCAATGACCAACGCCATTCGAGCGCACTGGTCCCAACATGACAACGCCTACCCTCAGTGCATCGAGCTTGATGGCGTCTCTCTGAAAGACTTCATCGAGACTCGCAACATCGTGCGCAAGGGGTTGGGTAGCCCGCCCTCGACTGAAAAGGTGCCAACGCTGTTGGGTGTCAAGTTAGTGCTGGGCGACAGCAACGCACTGATCGCCAAGGACGGGACGCGGGTGCCGCTGGGCTGATAGAGCAGGGCACGAGGCCGGCCCGGCCCCTTGCTTGCACAAAGATCAGATCGGCGAGTCATCATCCAGAGAGTTGGCAAACGCTTTCTCCGGTGTCAATCCGTCGCCATCGGAATCGAGCCCGTCCAGATCCTGCTGGCCACCGTCGTCACTGTCGTTGCCAGACGATGGCGTGTCAGGCTTGCCAGCGCGGTAGCCCTTCTTGGCCAGCATGACTTCGGCCGGTGCCAACAGCTTGATGTAGATTTCGCCTTCAGAGGCCAGCCCGGACAGTTCGCCGTAGCGGTCGTTGTCCTGCAGCTCTTCGCCGTTGTACTGGATGGTGCCCTTGATGGTGACGCTGCCGCCTTCCACCAGTTCATATTGCAGGCCGCACAGCACCGCGTCCAAGAAGTCAACGTGTTCGCCTTCGGTGCCCCAGTCCCAGATGAAGCGATAGCCGCGCCACTTTTGGCCCTTCGCATAGTGGTAGGCCAGGGGCAGCTGAGGGTGGCGGATGTTCGGCAGCGGGATTGCAATATCTGGCAGCTCCACCTGGCCGGCCTGGGCCGCCTTGTTGCAGAAGTGGTGCTCACGCAGGCCTGGTTCGAGCAGGTCCAGCAAGTCGTTCGACCCGGTGATCACGAAAGCAATGTCGATCGCGCGGACCTTTTCTTCGCCATGCAGCTCGCGGCGGGGGTTAGCGTTGGTGATCGTGACCTTGGTAGGTTCTGAGAGATGGAAGGGCATGGTGCTCCTTTGAAGTTAAGGGGCTTCAAGCAGCCTGAGCTGCTTTCAGATCCTGGATGGCGAAGAACACATCGAGCGCTGCCCGGCAGTCGGCCATGGCGCTGTGCGCGTCCACCAGCGGCTTGCCCATGAAGTGCTCGTAGGCCTCGCGGAGGTTGGCGCTCTTGTGGTGGAAGCGGCGCGCTGCCTTCATCTTTTCCGTGGGCGGCAGCTGCAGGATAGGCGTGGACAGCAGCTGCGTGCAGTGGCTTGTGGCAGCCTTCCAGTTGTCGCGCTGAGCATCGCAGACGCTGGCGGGGAAGCGATGCTGGGCGATCCGCAAGATGCGGCGATCGAAACTCTCGTTGTGGCCCAGCAGCAGGCGGCCATCCCACAAGGTCATGAACATCTCGAGCGCTGTGCGCTCAGGAATGCCGACGGCAAGCGCGCGCTCGGTGGTGATGCCGTGCACCTGGGCTACCTCGTTAGGAATCGTCCAGCCATCTGGGCGGATGATCACGTCCATGCTGGCAATGGTGGCCCGGGTGTTCAGGTCAACCAGGATGGCGCCCAGCTGCACGATGTGGGGTTGATCGGGGTGTTCGCTGGGTTCTTTGAACAGAGGAAGACCAGTCGTCTCCGTGTCATAGGCGAGTGCAAGGGTCATTCTTTTGGGTCTCAGTGGGCGAAAAAATGCCCGCGCGAGGCGGGCGGCTGGTGCTCAGTTCGTGGCGGTCAGTTCACCGCCGCCTTCAACTCCTTGCCGGGGCGGAACTTGGGGGCCTTGGATTCTTCGATGCGCACCGATTCGCCTGTGCGCGGATTGCGACCTGGGCGGCCGGCGCGGCGCACCACTTCGAAGGTGCCAAAACCCATGATCTGCAGCGAGTGGCCACTGCGCAGCGTGTCGGTTATGGCTGCTGTCACGGCGTGGAGGGCGCGGCCGGCTTCTGCTTTGGTGAGCTTGGCGTTGTCGGCGATGTGTTCGATCAGTTCGGACTTGTTCACGGTGGTTTCCTTGTCGGGATGAAAAAAGCGCAGCCTGTTGTGGGGCTGCGCGGGGAGGGGCCGGCACTGGACCGGCGTGGTCACACGGTTTGATGCGTGTATTCGTTGGCCATCTTCTGCAGGCGCATGGCCAAGGCCAGGCACAGGCGTGGGAAGCTGGGTTCAGGCATCAAGATGGAGCCGCGCTCCTTGCGGTAGCTGATGCCCAGGCTGTCGAGCGTGCCGGCATTCACCAGCACATCGATGCCGCCGGCCTTCAAGGTTGCGTTGATCTTGCCAATGCTGATCACGCTTTCGTCCGCCTGCGCTGCCGCGCTGGTTTGGGCTGCATTGATCACCTGCTTGGCGTCGATCCCGGCCACTGCCTCTGCAGCGTTGCTGGTGGCCAGGTGCGCAAGATCATTGGCCACAGGCTCGGCCAGCGCGCCGTTTTGCGCAGCTTGGGTGATCTCCGCCTTGGCGCTTTGGGCCTGGTCCTGAATGCGCTTGCGCTCTTCTGCTGCATCGGCTTGGGCCTTTGCCTGCTCTTCGGCGCGGATGCGTGCACGATCGGCATCGAGCTGCCGCTCGCGCTCGGCCGCCTCTTGAGCTGCTCGGGCATCGGCTTCGCGTTTTGCCTTGGCTTCTTCCTCCGCTCGGATGCGCTCACGCTCGGCCTCCAGCTTCTTGGCTTCCGCCGCCTGGTGCTGACCGATCCGCATGGCTGCCAGCGCCTGGAAGTCCTCGGAGGCCTTGGCGCCCACGGTGGCGAAGTCCGGGAAGAGGGTGATCCAGTTACCGCTGTCCTGCACCAGGTGCTTGCGGTTGGCCTCCAGCTGGTCGGCCAGTGCGTTCGCATCCACCTTGGCATTAGTCAGCGCCACCGCCACCTTGTCACGCATGCTGTCGAGCGACTTCAGGCCTTTGATCACTTCGGCGAACCCGCCGGCCAGGCGCGGCAGCCAGTTGGTGCCCAGGCGCTGGTTGAGCGCAGCGGTATGGCTATCCAGATCCTGCTGGGCCTGCAGCACCAGCGTCTGCTTGCGCGCATCCTTCTCTGACTTCACACGCTTTTCCAGATCGAGCGCCTTGCTCGTGGCGATCTTGTCCAGCTGCTCGAGCACCGTCAGCGCTTCGTCCACGCTCTGCATGTTGGCGCGCACTCGCTTGCCAGCTTGCTTCATGGCGTCAGCAACACCGCGCAACCACTTGGCATCGTCGTCCGCCTCAGCAAACTGCTGGTCGGTTTCCAGCACCGTGTTGATGCTGTTGATGCGTGCCAGCGCGCCGGCCTTAAATTCATCCAGATTGCTGGTGGTGATTTCACCCTTCGCATCCAGGCGCAGCGCCGGCAGGGCGTCGCGCAGCTTGGCCTCAGGCGCGGGCTTGGGTGCTTCGGCTTCCGGCTGGTAGGCGGCGACCTCTTGTTCCAGCTGTGCCCACCCGGCAACGATCTTGGCGCGCAGTTCAGGGTTCGGCGTATACCAGCAGCTGCGCTGCTCTTCGCACTCCCATTCACCTGTGCTTCTGTTCACCACCCACTTGCTGGCCAGGAACAGCGTGCGCTCCACGGTTTCGGCGACCATGGCCTGGTGCTCCATCTGCACTTGGTACTCCAGCGGTAGGTCGGCGCCCGTGGCGCTGGGCGTCATTGCATCGCGCAGCCGGTCGTTCAGGCTCTTGTGCTCCCACGCCGTCTCGCCCATCAGGGTCAGGCCGTCGAAGCTCGCGCTGTTCTTGCCGTTGACGCCCACCAGGGGGGCCAGTTCCTCGCCGACGATCAGCTCAGCAGCAGGCCGGGCCAATTCTTCAAACTGGTGCCCAGCGTCAAAGCGGCGCTGTGTGGCCGCGTCCACCTCCGGCACGATGCCGGTGGCCAGGCGCTGGATCAGCTCCGAGCGCGAGGTGTAGCTGCTGCAGCCCATCATGGCCGGCGCGTCGCTGGCGTTGAAGTGGGCGGCCCGGTGCGCATGCCATGCCGGCGTGCCTTGTGTGAGATTCACGACTTCCATTTATTGACCTTCCAGCTCGGCCACGCGAGCGTCGAAAACTTCGTTCAGGCGCATGCGCTGCGCTTCGTCTGGAATGGCTTCAAGCAGGCTGCCCAGCTCGTAGAGCTTTTCCAAGTCGGTGGCGGCTGCCATGTCCGCTTGTAGCTTTTCGGGGCTGAGAGCAGGCGCGTCGGCGGCCGGCGTGCTCTTGGGTTGCACGTCGGTGATTTCCTCCTTCTGCGCTGCAGGCTTGGCAGCAGGAGCCACCGGCTTGTATGCGGCCAAGGTTTTTTGCTGCGATTCCGTGAGGGTGTAGCTGGCGTTCTTGGAATGCACGAACTGGATCAGCCGCTCGGCGGGCACACCCTTGTCCAGCTGCTTCTTCCATTCGGCGAGCTTGGCTTCGAAGTCGGCCTGCGGATAGTCCTGCTTGACCTCTTCGGCCTGCCCCATGTGCTTGTTGACTGGTGGCTTGGCGGCAGTCTCCATGTCCTGCAGCTCTTCGGCCACGGCCATGCCGCGCAGCACATCGGGAAAGACATCGCGCAGCGCGAATGCACGGGCGCGCAGTTGGCGCATGCGCTTTGGGTACTGCGTCCACGGGCCTTGCTTTCCGGCCAACCCTGCCTGGCGCGCATCTTCCGTACTGAAGGAGCGGATCTGTTCTTCCCCGCCTTTGCGCCGCACCCGGCAGATGGCGGTGTTACCGTCATCCTCTTCGGTGACGTAATCGCACACCGTGCTGGCGAGTACCAGGGCGATGACTGCATCACCCCATAGCGCAGGGCGGCCGTTGATCACTGCAATGTTCTGGATGGCCTGCAGGGGCTTCATCCCGAGCTCAGTGCCCCACTGCATGGCGATCAAGCAGTTGGCTGGTTTGCCCTGGAAGTCCTTGGGCACCATGTTGCTGTCGGACAGGTACTGCGCAAAGGTCAGCGCCTGCTCGAAGGTCTGGGGCGACAAGTCGACCTGCGTGTTTTGGCGCGGTGCCAGCTGGTTGTTGGATTGTGAAGTGGTCATGGTTTTGGTGGTGGTGAGCGGGATCAGAAAAAGCGGGCCGATGTTGAAAGCACGGCAGCCGCAGAAAAAGAAAGCGCCGTGATGGCGCTCCAGAGGAAGGCGTGAAGAATGGTTCTCAAGGGTTCACCTCGCGCATGCATTGCATTTCAGTGCTGTCGTGCCAGACGGCCGATTGGCCTGGGCCGCAAAGCTGTGCCGCTGCGACGGCCCGGCGCTGCTCCTGCTTGGCGACCAAGTGCTTGGGCTGGGGCTGCTCACCGGCATCTGCGCCAGTGCAGCCGCTCAGCAGGGCCAGCGCTGCTGCGGCGATGCAGACGACCAAGGCGGAAAGCGACGCTGAGGCCTGGCCGCTTACAGCCGGGCCCATGGGCACAATCACTGACTGCCGCTGGTACGGGCCAAAGGCCTGCTCCAGAGTGCGCGGGTAGCGCCGTGTGGTGTCGCTGACATCAGCGGGGAAAGGAATGCGCTTCATGATTTGGCCTCCCGCGCTTTGATCATGGCGTCGGCCATGGAGTAGGCCTCCCGAGCGATTGCATCATCCGACCATCCGTGGTGCGTTTCCAGCGCCCAGAAAGCAGTGAGTTGTGCCTGCAAAGCCAATCCGGCGAAGTGGTCGCGAAGCGTCATACCCTGTGCGGCTTGCGCAGTGGCCCGGATGTATTCACGGTCGCGTTCAGCTGAATCCGCAATGTCCTGGCTTGCCGCCATGCCGATTCGGTGCATGGCGGTGGCATCCCAGACAGGGAAGGCGCATCCGCCATCCTGTTTATTACGCGTCGTCATCTTCAATCCCCTTGATCTCGTTGCAAAGGCGCAGCAGGCGATCACCTGAGCAGCACCGGATGCGGTTAAGCGTTTCTCCGCCGTCGCGGGCTTCTTCAAGCAACTGGGCCAGTTGGTCGCGCACCTTGAAGAACTTGTCGACCAGCTCCATGTGCACGGCCATGGAAACGGGCGGATCGTCGTCGTCTGGCTCCATGCCGTCCCAGCGGCGCTGCCCGCGAGCCAGCGCGCGGTGAATGGACAAGTCGTTCATGGGCTTCTCCTCAATCCGTATAGGCGATGAACTTGAACTTGCCATCGCCAAAGTATTCGAAGCGGCCGCCAAAAGTCCCATCCACCGCCTTGCGCACCATGGCTCGGTCGGCCGCCGCGTCTCCCGACTGTGGATACACACCTTCTTTGATCATTGAGCAGTTGGAGTGCAGCCTGTCTCTCCAACTGACATTCGTGTTGTCCAAGGGCAAATTGCGCAGCCGATCCTGCTCTTTCCACCAGCCGGCCCAGTAGTCTTTCTCTTCTTGGCTCTGTGGCTTCACCACTGGTGCTGGTTCGTCTTCCTCTTCCCAGTCGCAGGTGTCGCAATAGTTTCGCGGTGCGGTGCAGGCGCTACAAGGAGGGCTGATGTGGCAACTGCAACCCTCGACTGGCCGAATGTGAATTTGGCCGCTGCAACCGTCACGGTCGCATACGTCGCCTTCCGAGTAACCTGGCATGGTGGAAGCTCCTGAAATAAAAAAGCCCGCTGGGTAGCGGGCGAAGGCGCCGACTGGAGGGCAGCGCTCAGGGGATAAAAAAAGAGCCACCGGTGAGGGTGGCTCAAACGCCCGAGGGGTATCGGGCGGGGAGGGTGGGTTGATGGTGGTCAGGGCCGCACGGGATTTTTCATGGCAGCCGCAAAGCCCGAAGGTATCGGCCTAGTACCAGCCGGCGCCGGTTCAACTACAACGTGCCACGCCTCTTCGGCGCATTCACCATCATTTGAGCGGGCAGGGCGCTACTCCTGCAAGGTGTTTCGACTTCACGCCATCCTGTGGCGTAGAGCGGTCTGCGGCCACCTACCTACCTTCTTCCAGTTGGATTTCTGAGGTCTGGATCATTCCTCTTTGCGTGTCTCCGTCGCACCACGCCGCCGCTCAAATGATGGTCCTGCTAACCCTGCAGGCCGGGGCACGATGGGCTCGTGCGGGCCATCTCTCGTACATGACGTTCTCCCTTCAAAACCAAAAAGCTCTCGTGGGAAAGCGCTTTGGTATTCCCTCTGATGTCGCCCAGAGGGAAGCGCCGATTGCTAGAGCGTGAAAAAACCCGCTCTAGGCGGGTTCTTGTGTCGGATAACTGACTAAAACTCAAGTTGGAGTGAGTCCCCTTTTTGAGGAAATGCCCTATAAAAACGTGGCTTAAATTCGTCCCAGCTGTCTTCCACCTTCATAAATCTGATCAACGCAAACATATGTTGCGACAACGCGGGGTGACCAAGATCTTCTGAGAGCCATTGAGTGTGCCGATTGCGGCGTCGCCCATTTTCTAATACGGGATTCTTTTCTTGCAGTTGCTCCAGGACACCAGGACCAAGACGGCTATATACCAAATCGTTTATATAGTGGCCCACAATTCCCGGGCGCCTACTTGATCCGTTCCAAGGCCATTTTTTCAAGCGGTACAACTCTCTAAAGAATTCATCGGGAAACAACTTTACCCAGGCTGCCAATTCCTTACGGATGAATCGTTCCAAATATGCCTGCAGCGCGTCTCTTGCCCGAACCTCTTGATAGCCAGTAGCTTCGTCAACCAAGGCCAGAATTCCCACATCGGCTAGACCGCGAACAAGGATCTCTGCTTTTTGCGCAACTTCACGCTGCGGCTTTGTAAGCACCCCAGCCTCCCGCGCCTTAAGCCAGACAGTGCATATCTTTGGTAATGCACTTGCCTCGACGCCTTGCGCGATCCCTCCGCCCATGCCATGGCTGTATGGCGTGATGTTATTGACCAGCACCGCTAACTCATTGTCAATAAATGGTTTTAGGCTACTTGCAGCCAGATAAAACGGCAATTTCCCAGCACCATCATTTTGGGCTTCAGCCCGGAAGTCTTTGCCTCCATAGCGACGCCCAAGAGCCTCTCGTAAACCACGCTGGGATAGCAGGCGGCGACCATCAGGTAGCACTGCACACTGAATTTCGGCATCCCCAATCTTGATTGCCCCAACATACTCAGCTACAGGGATGGTGGAAACGCCCCAGCGGGTTTTGGCCGCCTTTTCCGCAATAGCCTTACGCTGTTCTGGAGTTAAAGCCTTCGCTCTTGCTACTCCGCCAGCGGCGCGCTTAGGTGATTTATCGGTAGCCATATGCAAGCATGTGAGTTGTTGGGATGCTTGCAATGTAGCTTGCATTTCTGCAATTTGCAAGCATGTGAATTTCGTTGATGCTTGCAAACCAAAGCGCTCTCGTGCGAAAGCGCTTTGGTTTTCGGTCTAGCTCTTCCCGCTTCCCCAGTTCCCCGGTTCTTCGGCTCCAGACCTAACAATGCCCCATCCTCTGCGGTGCAAGGGCAGCACCTTCATGGCTCCTCGGGGTCGTCACTTACTGCGCATGTAGCGCCTCAGCTACCCCTTCCCATCTTTCGACGCCGGTTGACCATCTGGCCGGTGGCGCCACCTGCAGAACTGTTGTGCTGTATGGTGTCGTTGAGGTGTATTGTTAGCGTACTTACATTCAAAGTCAAGCATGCTTACGAATTATTTTTAAGTGAGCTAACATTTTTGCGTGCAGGCGAAAAAAAACCGCCTTTGCGGCGGTGCTTTGGAAGGTGATGATCGAGACACTACCCAGTGTTGCGGCACACCGGTCACGCGACTTCGCGGACTCTCATCCCACAAGAAGGGTAATCAGCCCGACCGCATTGCTCTTGTCTTCTGTCGTTGACCATTCGAAATACATGTAGGCGTTGGGCCAGTTCGGGAATGCTCTTTTGAAAAGGGCCATGACTGATCGAAGCTTCAAAATGATCTCGTTGGGGCTTGCACCTGGAGCGACTTGCCCGTCTCTCTGTAGCGCAAGGACGGTGCGCTGCAGGTGCTGAAGGTACTTCTCATATGCTGCTGGAGCCTTCTCTTTACCAAAGATGGTCCGCTTACCCATGCTTTTGACATAGTCGTCCATGGACATAATTAGATGCTGCATGGACTCGAATGTGTGTGGCACCTGGCGCTGTAGAGCTGCTAGGCAGACATCCTTTTCATTCATGCAGCACCCCAGAAGGCGTCAGGACTAAAACTGCAGAGCATTGCGTCGTGCTCTGCCGGCTACCAGTTGAATCGCTTGAATTTCATGCTCATAGACAGTGAGCGGGCCGTATCCGTTATTGATCGACAGCAACTGGATTTCGCCATCCCGTCGCCAGTTCAACTGCTTGAGCATCTTCTTGCCATTGGTGCATGCCACCACCACGTCATCGCCTTCCTGGGCCTCGATGTTTGGCTCAACGATCACGAACTCGCCCGCCCGGTATCTCGGATGCATTGAATCTCCGCGCACTCGAACTGCATAAGCGTTCGGGTCGTTCGTCGGGTAGAGCACAAAGCCCTCGCCGTGTCCCACCGGATATTCGAGCTCTTCCAGGTATCCGTCATCCCCGCCTTTTACTTCGCCCACCACCGGTATCTTCCTCATCTCTCGAAGTTCGATCCGATCACCAACTTCAGAAGAGATTGACGAATGCTGTGTCGCCAAACGCTTGGCGCCTTCACCGGTGGATATCCAGATGGCGCTGTAGCCTGTCTTCGCGGCAAGCTTTGTCGCGGGAGATGCTTTGATGGTCTTGGTCGGACCATCTTTCCATTGCGTAACAGCAGACGACGACACCCCTGTCAGTTCGGCGATTTGGCCGACTGTCAGATTGGCCGTTGCCATGATTTCTGCGATTCGTTCTTGAAGTGTGCTCACGAAAGTGAGCTTACTTGCATTGATGGTTAGTGTGCTTGCTTGCATGGTTGTAAGCGTGCTAACATTCAAGAATGAAAAAAGCAGACGCCATTGAATTGTTGGGTGGCTCGGTGGCCGTAGCCGCCAAAGCCATTGGTATCAACCCCCAGGCCATCTCGCAGTGGCCAGACGTGCTTCCGGCTCGGCTGGTGGATCGCGTGATTGCCGCATGCGTCCGAACTGGCATCGCTGTGCCTGACGGGGTGCTGGGCGCCAAGGCGTCTGTGGAGGTGCCCGCCCATGGCTGATCGCACCATCTCCATCACCAAGCTGCCAAGCGGGCATGCGTTGATCGAAGTTGGCGATGCCGCATTGAAGGTGAGCTTGCACGAACTCCAGCGATTGGAAGACCTGCTGCCCGTAAGCCGGCCTGCCAGCCTTGGAAGTCGCATTGAAGTGCTGGCGTTCCCAAAGCTGGATGAGCTGCCTGCATGCGAGGCAACTGCTTCCAACGCCGTCAGCGCAACCACCCAGGTCATCAACAGAAAGTGGGACAAGCAATCGTTGGAGCAACTTAACGAGGCTCTTGGTGAAGACCACCGAATGTCTCGACGACTGTCCTTACGTTCTCGAGTTGCTCTGGCGACAGGTTGCGCAATATTGATTGCGACGGGTTTCCTAATGCTTTTTCAAGCACAACCGCCAGCTGCAGGTGCAATTTTCGCTGGTCAGGGTGAGACGAGATGAGTGTCATCACCGTCAACAGCAGCGCTGAATTCTCCACCTCTAAGACGCTCACCTTTGTTTCGAGCGCGGCGAGCCTGGCCAATGCATCGTTGTCCATTTTGTCTGCCCCTCCTGGGGATGGTTGTGTAGGAGCACCCATTCTGCCCCAGGAGGTGGCGGGCACCTCCTCCACACCATCTCGTAGCGCGGCCTTCGCCGCCAACCACTTCCGCCAGTCCTCAGCCCGCTGATCCACCTGGCCACCACCCATCCCCTGAGCAACCTTGACCACATCAAGGACCCAAAAATGACACTGAGCAAAGACAACGAAGCGCCCAGCTTCGCCCGAGAAGCAAATCCGAACCTCGACCGCTCGGAGCTGCGCGTGAACATGCACAAGTTCACCCTGAACATGATCGACGCCGAAGTGCACTTCCGCCTGCGCTACAGCGATGCGGACTGCAGCCGCAGCCGCGTGATCAACGAAGTGCTGGCCAACTGGGCGCAGCGCCAATGGGAGGCAGCCCAGATCCAGTGCGACACAGCAGGCGACAACCCGTTCGCGGAGATCGCTGCAAAGCCGCTCGAATTCGTTGAGCCCCAGTCGAAAGACAAATTCGAGTGCGTGCGCGCCAGCGTGCCCAAGACCACCCTCCAGGTGATCAGTGCTGCTGCCGAGCACCGCAAGGCGTTCCAAGGCGTGAATGCGGACCGGGGCACGGTTGTCAACGAGGTGATGAACGAGTGGGCGAACCAGAAGTGGCATGGCGCTACTTTGACGCTCAAGCTCTGCGAGGGCAATCCACTCGATTCGGATTCCACAGGAGGCACCCATGCCTGAAGTCGTGAGCCTCGAATACATCCAGAGCCTGGCCCAGCGTGCGCGCGCGGCCGGCACCCCAATCGAGCAAGCATGCCCCTGGCCTTTGGGCACAGCAGCTGCAGAAGCCTTTGCCGACGCCTACGAGCAGGCTGGAGGGCAGTCATGAACGCCCAAATGTCAATGATCCGGATCATCGGGCCGGACGGTGAGCAGGACCTGCCTGCAATGGTCGTGAGCTTCGACGAATTGCCCAACGCCATGACGCCTGCCGACCAGGCCATGGAGCTGCGCATCAAGGCTCAGGGCTTGCTGATGCACGCCGACCTGGTGGACTTCGAGCTCACCAAGGACCCGCTGTACCACGAGAGCGCTGAGCGCAACCGCAAGACCATGTATGCGCTGATCAACAGCCGTTCGCCAGAGCGCAAAGCGCAGATGGCTGCTGAGAGGGGTTTGCCTCATGCGTGACTACGCCAAAGTTGCGCCAAGGATGTGGCACGGCAAGACCATTAAGGCCCTTCGAAGGTCCCCTGAAGGGCTTGTGGTGGCCTTGTACCTGATGTCCTCACCCAGCTCCAACATGCTCGGTTTGTTCTCGCAGCCTGTTTTGTACATGGCTCACGAAACTGGCCTAAGTCAAGAAGGGGCTATGAAGGGCCTTCAGAAGTGTGTCGAAGTAGGTTATTGCTCCTACGACGAAGACTCCGAATTCGTGTGGGTTCACGAGATGGCAAGCTACCAAATTGCTAGCGAACTCAAAGCGTCTGACTTGCGTTGTAAGGGCATCCAGAAAGACTACGACGCGCTGCCTGACAACCCATTCCTGGGTGTTTTCTACGACCGCTATCAACAGGCTTTCCACTTGGAGCGAAAGCGTGGAAATGGCGGCTCTTCGGAAGCCCCTTCTAAGGCCCTACGAAGCCAAGAACAAGAACAGGAGCAAGAACAAGATACCTCCTCCTCACTACGTTCAGAGGAGGGGCGCGTGGCGAAACCGCCAGCACCTTCCCCCTCTGGTCGACAAAAACGTGAAGAGACCACCTTGGCCAAGTTCCTGGCCGACTGCCGCGAGAAGGGCGTAAAGCCGGTGCCGGACGATCACTCGATCCGAACCTGGGCCCAAGACGCCGGCATCAGCGACGAAATGCTGCAGGTGGCCTGGGTGGTGTTCCGCGAGCGCTACACCGAGGATTCGCAGTACAAAGCCAAGCGCTACAAGGACTGGGTGGGCACTTTCGCCAACTCGGTGAAGGACCGCTGGTTTTCGCTGTGGTTCACCGGTGAGGGCGGGGTGGTGAGCTGGTCCTCGACAGGCCTGCAGCACAAGCAGGTGCTCGACGCCCGTGTGGCCAAGCGCAAGGAGCAGGAGGCCGACCATGCAACCGCATGACGCTTTGGCCGCCGACGGCACCGTGGCGCCATGGTCGCCAGAGGCTGAAACCAGCGTGCTGGGCGCGCTGATGCTCAACAACGACCTGTTCGACGAAGTGGGCGACACGCTCGAAGCGCGCCACTTCCACGACCCGCGCCACGCAAAGATCTTCACGACCATCGCAACCCAGGTGATCTCCGGCAAGCCGGCGGACGTGGTGAGCGTGCTGGTGGCCCTGCAGGAGGCCGGCCACGCCGATATCCAGCTGGACTACCTCAACGGCATCTCGCAGGTGTCGTTCAGCCTGAGCAGCGTCAAGCGCTACGCCGAGGTGGTGCTCGAGCGCTCGATGAGTCGCGGGCTGATGGACGCAGCGTGGGAAGTGCGCGAGCTGGCCGTGACGCCCGGCCTGGATTCGGCCGAGCGCCTGGATCAGGCCCAGGCCAAGCTGCAGGCGCTGGCGGTGAATCGCGGCCGGCAGGCGCCGGTGGCCGTGGGCGACATGGCCGCTGCACTGTGCGAGCGCGTAGAGCAGCTCTCCCGAGGGGAGATCGAGCCTGGCATTCGCACCGGCATCCCAGGCCTGGACAAGCGGCTCAACGGCGGCTTGCGCCCGGGCAAGCTGATCATCCTGGCCGCCCGGCCCGCAGTGGGCAAGTCCTCGCTGGCGATGCAGGTTGCACTGAACCTGGCAGCCGATGGCGTGGGCACGGGCTTTTTGTCGCAGGAAATGCCCAAGGCTGACCTGATGGATCGCATCGGCGCCAACACCGGCCGCATCTTCCTGGACAACATCATCACCGGGCAGATGCGTGACCAGGACTGGGCCCGGCTGACGGCCGCCATTGACCGCATGGTTAAGCTACCGTTGTTCCTGGACGACCAGCCGGCCCTGACGCTGGCCGACATCCAGGCCAAGGCCCGAGCGCTGGTCCGCCAACACGGCATCAAGCTGCTGGTGCTCGACTACATCCAGCTGTGCGGGTCGCGCAAGACCAACGACAAGCGGCACCATCAGATCGAGGAGATCAGCAGAGGGCTCAAAGCCTTGGCCAAGCAGTTGGGCATCACGATCATCGCGCTCAGCCAGCTCAACCGTGGCCTCGAGAGCCGCGTGGGCGGCAAGCCTCAGCTGTCCGACCTCAAGGAATCGGGTGCGATCGAGGAAGACGCGGACGTTGTGATGCTGCTCAGCCTGAATCACATCTCCGCCCACGGCGGCAAGGTCGTCGAAGTCGATTTCGCCAAGAACCGCCAGGGCCGCGTTGGCAGCGTGCCGCTGGCCTTCGATGGCGCCTACCAGCACTGGACCGACAGCGCAGAGCCGCTCAGCACCCCGGATCTCGGCCGCCGCAAGGCCAGCCACTACACCGACGACATCTAAAAAATAGGAGCGACCACCAATGATCATTATTGGAATTGACCCAGGTTTGACCGGCGCGATCGCCGTCACCGACCACAACGGCGTGCGTGTGGTGTTCGACTTGCCTACCATGGCTGCACCTGGCGCCGGCCCCAAAGCGCTGGTCAAGCGCAAGATCGACGGCCGCGCGCTGTGCCAGCTGCTGCTCAAGCACTGCCCGGCTGAAGATGGCCTGCCCACCGTCGTGCTCGAGCAAGTGGGCACCATGGGCGGCGCCAACAATGCTGTGCAGACGCAAGGCAGCCTGCTGCGCTCGCTGGGCGCCATCGAATCGGTGCTGGAGTGCTTGAAATACAAGGTGCAGTACGTGGCGCCGCGCCAGTGGAAGAAGGATTTGGGCGTGGGCAAGGAAAAGGGCGAGTCGCTCGCGCTGGCCCGTACCAAGCACCCCGAGGCAGCAGCATCGCTTGCCCGCGCCAAAGACCACAACCGCGCCGAGAGCGTGCTGCTGGCCCACTGGGGCCGCCAGGAGCTGGCATGACCCGCCTCGTCATCACCAAAGGCCAGGACGGCAAGCTCTGCGGCTCCGATGCTGCTGGGCACCGGGCCTATGCCCGCTTCAAGAATGCCGTGAACAGCCTTAAGCCCGGCGAAACCTTGGGCTTCCAGTTCTGGCTGCCGCGTTCGCCCGAGCACCACAAATTCTTCTTCCTGAAGATCAACCGACTGCTGGACCGCACCGAGGCCTTCGACGATGCCAGCAAGCTGCGCGCCTGGCTCCTTATGGGCGCCGGCCACTGCGACTTCGTGCCAGGTCTGGACGGCAAGCCCAACGCTGTGCCAAAGAGCATGGACTTCGAGAGCATGGACGAAGCAGCCTTCTGCGAGTTGCAGCGCGACATTGACCAATTCCTGTGGACAGAGCACGCGCAGCTGGTCCTGTGGCCAGCGCAGAGCGCCCAGCAACGCTGGAAAAGCATGGAATCGTTTTTTGGGGAGTTCCGCCAATGACCCACACAACAGGCCGCCCCCTGGGGCAGCGCTTCCGCGAAGTGCTGGCGATTGCCAGCAAGCTTGGCCCCTGCACCTGCACGGAGATCACTGCGCACATGACAGGCGAGATCGAGCCGCGCCACACCTGGACCTACTGCACCCAGGCCGTGAGCTTGGGCCTCATGAGCGTTGATCGCAGCAGGAGGCCCGTCAAGTACCAGCTGGCCGACGGAAGCCAGACCAAGCTGGAGGCCATGGCCAGCACTCACAAACCCGTCAAAGCGGAGCCGCCGGCACCCTTGAGCGCGGCAGAAACGGTGGCGCTGGCCCTGCGCACGCATCCCAACTGCGTGTTTGCACTGGCACGGGGAGGGTGCGGAGCATGCTGAACCGCCTTAACGCCAAAGAGCGCGACCACCTCGCCAGGGTCAAGGAACTGCCCTGCAGCGTCTGCGACGAGCCGGGACCCAGCGATGCCCACCACGTAAAGCAGGGGAGCCAGTACACGACAGTGGCCCTGTGCAAGGACTGCCACCAGGGAAGCCGTAACGGGTGGCACGGCCAGCGCGCCATGTGGCGGATCAAGAAGATGGACGAGGTCGATGCCCTCAACGTGACTGTGCGCCGGCTGATGGACGGCTGAAAAAGGAAAGCCACCCGAAGGTGGCGTTTCCCGGTCTGAGACCTGAGCAAACTCAGTTTACCGGGAAATGATGATGAATACTACCGTTAGCACCAACTCCACAGGACAGGTTATCTGGGACTGCATTGTCTCGCTGCGCGAAGCTGGTCAGGCGATCAGTCGTCAGCGGTTGATGGAGCTCACAGACTTCCCCTACACCAAGGTCGACGACCACGTCAGCCGCTGGATCGAAGAAGGGCGCATGCGGCGCCTGGTCGATGGCGTCTATGAAGTGGTGGACCCGCTGCCCGAGCCCCGGGCCATCTCCGTGACCGACCTGCACAACAGCATGGTGCTGATCGAGATCGGGGACCAGGAGCTGCGCCTCTTCACCCCAGAGGCGCGGGCCCTGGCCCGCCAGCTGGGGGGCTTTGCCCTGCAGTATGCCCAGTTGCAGACGCAGAACGATGTGGCGGCACTGCTGGTTGAGGCCACGGTGCGCAACCGGGCGCTGGCCGATCGCATCAGCGACATGGAGCGCGCGCAGGCGACGATGGCGCGTCGGCTCAAAGATGCGTTGGGGTCCCAGCAGATGGAACTGATGCGCTGAAATCGGGCGGGCCAGAAGGAAAGGGTGGGAGTAGTTCTGGCACTGGCGCATCGTAAAGCTGCACAGTGCGGAATTCCAGGTGGGGATGCTCTACCCAGATCAGAGCGGAACACATAGTTCCATGAATCGTAAAGACCTCGATGGCAAAACCATCGTGGTCTCGAATACGTAAGTTCTCAAGGTGACCATCACCAATGGTATGAGCAGAGTCTGTTCCTGCTGGGCAAGGGATCCTGGTTGAAGTTCCGTAAATGAAGATCTTTTTCTTATTTGAGTATCGGTAGACGTTTAGTCTATTGATTGCTGTATAGGCAGTGCCAATGTTCTCAATCACTGCTTGCGATAGATAGCCCTCATGTCCAGCTAACTCTCGAAAATACCGAGGTACAGGGGAAAGCGAAATAGAAGGCGTTGATTCCCGGATAGCGATCTCATTCGCTTGCCTAGCAGCATCTGCCGCAGCATGCGCTGCATCAGCTGATTCCAATGCTGCCATGAGAGCCGCGACAGCGCCGGTTCCAGCCATAAAGCCAGCGAATAAATCTCCGCGAGGCACTTCGAGCACTGCTGCAAAAATCGATGCAATTACAACGAACATCAAGCCGAGTAATAAAGCTACCGAACTTCTTCTATAGGTCTTACCCGGGCTGAAATATTTCTTCATGTTAGTGCGGTGGAATTTGCAGTTGACGCGCACACCCGCCTAGGGGTGGTGCGAGAGGAGTGTACTGGTAATGATCTGGGGTAATGACAACGCCCAAGCAACACCCTGCAGCAGACCGATCCTTAGTTTGCCCCCCGGAATCAGCGGGTAAGCCGCCGATTCTGAATCCCGCTAAGATCGCGGCGCTGCGTGAGGAACTCATCAAGAACCGCCAAGTGCCCCATGGCGTAGAGAAGGACTTAGTTGACCAATTCATCTACCTTCATGAGTGCGGATACTCCGATGACCTGATTCCACTGACCCCTGAATGCGTCCTGGTGCGAGAGCAGGCTTTCAAGTACGGGCGGGCTGACATTGTCGTGTACCACTCGGATGGCAGCGCAAGCGTCATCGAGGCGAAGGATGGAACCAAGGGGTACACCCACGTTGTGGCCGGGATCGGCCAAGCCACCCTCTACTCTGTACAGCTCGGCATGTCCAAGGGCGCTGTGAAGCGTGTGCGGCGCTGCTTGCTTTGGTCGAGCACGGGCAACCACTTCCTGGATGCCATCATTGACATCGCGTGCGAACAGGCAGGCGTCGTTTCATTGCCTATGGCCAGCATGGTGGTGATGCAGGCCACCACAGCTGCTGTTGGGCGACTATTGGCGGAGGCGCGTGATGGGGGCGCGTAAACGCATCGACTACGACCGCATCGAAGCGGGCTGGCGAGCCGGTCTCCAGAGCCCTCGCCAGTTGGCAGCGGCCTACACAGAAGAGACCGGTGAAAAGGTCTCACACGCGGCCATCATCAAGCATTTTGGTGATCGCGGCATTCCTCGTGACCTCTCCGCGAAGATCCAGGCCAAGTCCGATGCGATGGTTACGGCAGCCATGGTTACGGGCAAGGTTACGCCAGACACCAAGATCCCCGAAAAGCGCATCGTGGAAGAGGGCGCGACGAAGGTGGCTTCGGTACGCTTGGCTGAGCGGGCGGACATTCAGCGCAGCCGGTCCATCTGCATGGGCCTGATGGCTGAGCTGGAGCAGCAGAGCGTTAATCCCAAGCTGATGGCTGAAGTCGCAGCGATCCTGCGCGGTACAGCTGCCGATGAAATGACCAAGGAGCAGCGCGCCAAGTTGGCCGAAGCTGCAAGCAAAGCGGCATCCCTGTCCAGCCGCAGCAGCACCATGCGCTCCCTCTCGGAGTCGCTCCGGATTCTGGTTGGGCTGGAGCGCCAGGCCTATGGGATCAAGGAGGAGCTGCTGCCGCCAGCAGATCCTGGTGTTGCCACGTTCTCAACGGCCGACCTCTTCGCGATGCGCGACGCCCTGAAGGGCGGTGTATGAATTTGGCCGACCTGCCTCAAGAGCAGCGCAGCGCGATGCTTGCGGCCATTGAGCTGGAGCTGTCCCGACGCAAGATCGACGGTATGTATCCCGCGACTGGGCCGCTGCGTCGTGAGCTTTACCCGAAGCACATGGAGTTCTTCCGCGCCGGCGCCACCTACCGCGAGCGGTGCGCCATGGCCGCCAATCGTGTTGGGAAGACGGAGGGGATGGGAGGCTACGAGACAGCACTGCATCTGACCGGGCGCTATCCAGACTGGTGGGAAGGCCGACGCTTTGCCGGGCCCGTGCGTTTCTGGGCGGCAGGCAAAACCAACGAAACCACGCGCGACATCGTGCAGAACAAGTTGTTCGGCCCGGTGGTGGGATCTGGAACTTCTAAGTGCTTCAGCGGCACTGGCCTGGTCTATGCCGACTGCATTGAGCGGGTGGGCTGGAAGCAGGGTGTTACTGATCTGGCTGACACCGTGTATGTCAAGCATGTGAGCGGGAAGTTCTCCGAGCTGGGCTTGAAGTCCTACCAACAAGGGCGGGGCAGCTTCGAAGGCACCGAGCGCGATGGCATCTGGCTCGACGAGGAGCCGCCGCTGGAGGTTTACAGCGAATGCCTCATTCGAACGGCCACGACCAATGGGATCGTCTATATCACCTTCACCCCTCTGGAGGGGACAACCGGCACGGTGATGATGTTCCTTGAGGGCGAGCAAGAGGCGAAGGAGGAAGCCCTGTGCCTGCAATAACCGCATCTCGATACCTTGTCACCGCAGGATGGGACGATGTGCCCCATCTCGATGCGAAGACCAAAAAGGAACTGTGGGACAGCTCGCCTGCTCATGAGCGAGAAGCCCGGGCACGCGGCATTCCAACCCTGGGCAGCGGCCGCATCTTCCCGGTGGAAGAGGGCAGCATCAAGGTGCCGGCCTTCCCGATTCCTGCGCATTGGGTGCGCATCAACGGACTGGACTTTGGCTGGGATCACCCCACGGCTGCTGTGCAGCTTGCCTGGGATCGCGACAGCGATTGCATCTACGTGGTGCAGGCACATAGGCTGAGCCACGCTACGCCGGTTATCCACGCCAGCACCATCAAAGCCTGGGGCGATTGGGTTCCCACTGCCTGGCCACACGACGGCGAGCAACACGACAAAGGCTCTGGCGAGCAGCTGGCCGTTCAGTACGCCAAGGCCGGCCTGCGCATGCTCAAGGATCGGGCCACCTTCGAAGATGGAACGAATGGAGTGGAAGCGGGGTTGATCGACATGCTTGAACGCATGCAGACGGGACGGTGGAAGGTGTTTGCCCACCTGAACGACTGGTTCCAGGAGTTCAAGCTGTACCACCGCAAGGATGGCAAGGTGGTGAAGAAGCTCGACGACTTGATGAGCGCGAGCCGCTACGCCACCATGATGAAACGCAAGGCGATCACCAGGCCTGTGCCACAGCGCTCCACCGGCGGCGACTGGGCTCCACTGGATCGAGAAATGGGGTATTGAGATGCAAGCCACTGAAACACAAGGGGGCTTGCAGCCCCAAGGCGACGGCGCCGAACCCCAGCGCGACCTGCGCGCCGAGTTCGTCCTGACGCTCCTATCCAAGCGCCGCGAGGCCATTGCCGGCCGCGCTGGCTCGGGCATTGAGGAAGAGTGGACGGAGGACGAAGAGTATTACCAGGGCATTGATGACGCCAACCGCGCCTTCCAGAACGCCAACCAGCTCTACCGCAGCCGCAAGGCGGCCATCATCGGTGGCCAGGCCAAGGACAAGGGGCCGGTGCGATCTGTCGTGTTCCTGAACATCACGCGCCCCTATGTGGATGCGGCCAGCGCGCGGGTTGCCGACATGCTGCTGCCGACGGATGATCGGGCGTGGGAGATCAAGCCGACGCCGCTGCCGCGCCTCAGCAACATGCAGCTGACGCAGCTGGCCGGCGCACTGGGGTTGACCGATCCGGCCGCCGCGCAGCAGCACATGGAAAGCCAGGCCGCCCAGGCCAAGCAGGCAGCAGAGCGCATGCAGACCGCAATCGAAGATCCGCTGGTGGAGAGCAACTGGCACGGCGAAGTGCGCCAGGTCATCGAAGACTCGGCCCGCCTTGGCTCTGGCGTGCTCAAGGGCCCGTTCCCAGTGACGCGCACGGCCCGTATGACCCATAAGGATCCAGCCACCGGCATGACCGAGTTCATCAAGGTGGACGAGATCAAGCCCGGCTCCAAGCGCATCGACAGCTGGAACTTCTTCCCGGACCCTGCCTGCGGCGAGAACATCCACCATGGCAGCTACACCTGGGAGCGCGAGTTCATCGGCCGCCGGCAAATCAAGGAGATGCTGGCCGACTCCAGTTACGATCCTGGCGCATTGCTCGGCGTGCTGCGCGAGGGACCGTCACGCACCCGCGAGGGTACGGAATCTGTCTACCGCCCTGGCGAAGACGAGTTCGAAATGTGGATCTTTTATGGCCACTGCGCACGAGAGCACCTGACCCGCCTGGGTGTGGAGTTGGAGGAGAGCGACGAGGACCGCGTGCCCACCATGGCTGTCATGATCAATGACCGCTTGGTCAAGGTGGTGCTCAGCCCGCAAGAGGATGGCGAGTTTCCCTATGATGTGCTTGCCTGGCAGCGCCGCCCCGGCATGCCCTGGGGCCTGGGCATCGCCCGCCAGATCCGCACTGCACAACGCATGCTCAACGGATCGGCGCGAGCCATGATGGACAACGCCGGGCTGTCGTCGGCGCCGCAGGTGGTCATCGGCAATGGCATCACGCCGCAGAACGGATCCTGGAACCTGACCCCGGGCAAGACCTGGCGCGCCGAAGCCAATGCAGACGCCCGCGATGTGCGCGCAGCGTTCAATGCCTTCGTGGTGCCCAGCGTGCAGGGTCCGCTGATGAACATCATCACCTTTGCCCTCAAGATGGCCGAGGACACCACCGGCATGCCAGCGATGCTGCAGGGTATCCGCGGCGATGCGCCAAACACCCTGGGCGGCATGCAGATGCAGAACAACAACGCCACCAGCGTGCTGCGGCGCTTGGCCAAGCGGTTTGACGACTACATGACCCGGCCACACATCCAGCGCTACTTCGACTGGATGATGACCTACTCGGAAGACGACAGCATCAAGGGCGATTTCCAGATCGACGTGCGCGCATCCAGCGCCCTGGTCGAGCGCGACGCACAGCAGCAGTTCCTGATGACGCTGCTGCAGGTGGCGGCCAATCCCATCTACGAACTCGACCCGGCCAAGCTGGCTGCCGAGCTGTGCAAGGGCCAGCGACTGGATCCGACGAACTTCCAGCTCACGGAAGAGCAGAAGGCCCAGCGGAGCCTGCAAGGCCAGGATCCAACGGTCGCCGCAAAGGCCAAGCTGCTGGAGGCACAGGCGCGCAAAGCCGATGCCGATGCCACCAATACCGGTATGGAGACGCTGTACAGCAGCGTGCAGACCGGAGAGCGCATCTTGCTGAACCCGGGTGTTGCCAGCTTGGCCGATGGCTTGGCGCACTCGACAGGGTTCAAGGATCAGGATGCAGCGCCCATTGTGCCGCAGCCATCTGGCTGGGCAGTGCCAGAGCAGCAGCCCGCAGCCGGTGAGCTGCTGACAAACACCAATCCACTCACACCAGCCAACCCAGAAAGCCCTCTCGCCGGCGTGCGGCAGGGCATTGAGACGCCAGCTGTGGATGGCAGCTATCTGTGACACCCGTCTAGGGTTCGCCTGAATGCGCTGGTTGCGGAAAACTGGGCGCCATGACAACGGCTATCGAGCTTCATTCCCCAACCTGGCGCGCCATCGAGCAGCACGCCCGTGCCCAAATCGCCACGTTGCGGGAGAAGAACGACAGCCCAAGCCTGGATGCCTTGCACACCGCCGAACTGCGCGGGCGCATCGCCTCCTTGAAAGACTTGCTGGCGTTGGGTAATCCAGCCCCGGCGGAGCCCGCCGACGATGGTGGCTACGGCTACTGACCTCGGCATTCAACATAGGAGTGCATGACTCATGGACGGAAACCAGCAGGAGCAGGAAGCTTTCGAACGCAGCTTCGCTGAAACATCTGGCACGCCACTGCCTTCCCCCGCACCGGCAGCGCCGGCAGCCGAGGAAGCTGCAGCGGCACCAGCAGCAGAAGCAGTCGCGCCTGCGGCCCCTGGCACTGAGGATCAACCAAACGCGGATGCAGGCGAGGGCGCTGCCCCGGCCGCATCTGGTGAGGAAGATGATCCGATTGTGTTCGAGGGCTACAAGCGCAGCGAAGTCCAGCGTCTGATGGGCCAAGCCGCAAAGGTGGAAGACCTCGCACAGCAACTGCGCAGGGCGAACGGGAAGATCGGCGAGCTCAATGGCCGTCTGCAGTCCCAGCCCGCAGCGCCTGCCGCCGCCCCGACGCCTGCACCGGCGCCCGAGCTTTCGGCGGAGCTACAGCAGTTCGAGCAGGACTATCCCGATGTGGCCAAGTACATCCATGCCCGGTACGGCGCAGTGCAGCCTCAACCGCCGGTCGCCCCGCCAGCCAAACCGCAGCAGCCCGTGGCCACGGATGCAGCGACGGTATCGGCCGAGCTTGACCCTGGCGCAATTGAGCTGGCCGTGATGGACCGCATGCACAAGGGTTGGCGCGAGAAGGTGCAGTCGCCGGAATTCAATGTCTGGCTGGCTGCACAGGAGGAGCAGGCGCAACAAGCCTTTGCCGAAGCCAACACCGCCGATGGTGTTGCAGCCGTCATTGGCCAGTACGACCAGTTCGTTACTGCGCGATCCAGTGCCGCCGAAAAGGCCGCGCGGGGTCAGCAGCGGCTCAAGGCTGCCGTGACGCCTACTGGCAACGCACCTCGCCCTCAGTCTGCGCCTACCGAAGAAGAGGCATTCCAGGCCGCATTTCAAGCAACACTCAACCGGCGCTGAGCCGGATCTGAAGGAGAAGATTCATGGCTGAATTCAAGAGCACTGATCCGGCTGCCCGGATTGGAAAACTCAAGGGCGACATCCTCGGTCACGCTGTACCGTGCGAAGTGCTGGGCATCACCGGCCAGCAACGCGGTATGCCCAAGAACCAGGGCAAGACCATCGTGCACCGTCGCTACCTGCCTTACGGTGCGACGAACACCGACTGGAACACCCGCAATCGTCCCAAGGCTGTGCCTGCGGCTCACGAGCTGACCGAAGGTGTCACGCCCGCGGCCGACACGCTGGTGCCCCAGGACATCAACGTTACGATCAAGCAGTACGGCTGCCTCTACCAGCTCACCGACCAAACGGTGGACACCTACGAGGACGATGTGCCCGCTGAGATGAAGAAACAGTGTGGCGAGCGCATCGCCCTGGTACGCGAGATGATTCGCTACGGCACCCTGAAGGCGTGCACCAATGCCTTCTACGCCGGCGGCGGCGCATCGCGTGCAGCTGTGAACGCCAAGATCACGCTGCAGCTGCTGCGCAAGATCAGTCGCAACCTGCAGGCAAACCACGCCAAGCGCATCACCGGCATTCTGGCGCCGTCGCCCAACATCGACACTCAGCCGGTGGAAGCGGCCTACCTGGTGTTCGTCAGCACTGATGCCGAAGCTGACATCCGCGATCTGCAAGGATTCACGACCGTTGCTGAATACGGCACCCGCAAGCCAGTGAGCCCTTACGAGCTGGGCAGCGTGGAGAACTACCGGTTCATCACCAGCCCTGAACTGGCTGCATACCCAGATGCGGGCGCTGACCTCGGCAGCACTGGCCTGATGGGCACCACCAAGGTGGATGTGTATCCATTCATCGTGGTGGGTGAGGACGCCTGGGGCCAGCTGTCGCTGCGCGGCGCTGATGCGCTGGATCCTACCTACATCCCGCCCGGCCAGAAGGACAAGAGCGATCCGCTGGGCCAGCGCGGCTTCGTGGGCGCCAAGTTCTACATGGCTTGCACCATGCTGAACGAAGGCTGGATGGCTGTGGCCGAAGCGGGCGTGAGCGCGCTGTAAGCCTGTAAGCAACTGGGCCCGGGGTGGATTCGTCTGCCCTGGGCCTTCCTCTCAAGATCAGATGAAAGCAAGAACCATGGCCACCGCACCACGCAAACCCGAAGTCGACTCTACCAACGAATACCTGGGCGCCACGCCGGCCATGGAGTTTGGTGTCGTGCCCGACTTCTCCCCCGAAGTCATCGACTCGCCTGTGACCTTCAAGGACGCCGAGTTGGAAGCCTTCATGAATGAGCCCGTCATGGTGACAGTGCTCTCCGGCGGCAAGGACAACGAGGCGCCTTTCGTGCAGGTGGCCGTCAATGGCGTGCTGCAGATGTTCCGCCGCGATGTGCCCATTGTGGTCAAGCGCAAGTATGTCGAGCGCCTGGCGCGCGCCAAGGAGACCGGCTACGACCAGGATCTGGATGACCGCCTGGGCGAGAAAATGAACGTGCTCAAGCAGGCCAAGAGCTTGCGCTACCCCTTCCAGGTGAACCGCGACGACAACCCCAAGGGCAGCGCCTGGCTGCGCTCGGTGCTGGCGTCTTGATCTGAAAGCCAGCCATGACCCTCCAGGATCTGATCACGCTGTATCGGGCTGATTCGTTGGATGGGCCTGAATCGCAATTCTGCGATGACAAGCTCCTGACGATCTACGCCAACGAAGCGCAGGATGAAGCCTGCCGGCGCGGCCAGCTCCTGCGAGATTCGTCGTCCAGCTGGTGCACGCTCCCTGTTGCCGCCGGCGCAGAGTCGGTGCGGCTCAACCCTTTGGCTATACGCGTGCTGCGTGCCTTTGTGGATGGCTGCGCGCTGCAGCCACTCCATGTGGATGAGATGGACACCTTCTTCCCGGGCTGGCAGTTTCAAGCTGTGCGCAACCGACCAACGCATCTCATCACCGGCGTGACCACCGATCAGCTGTACCTCTGGCCCAGGCCGGACAAGGAATACACGGTCAACCTGACGGTGCAGCGCCTGCCCAAGAAGCCGATGCAAGGTTGCGGCGACAGCCCAGAGATCCGGCCCGAGCTGCATCAAGCCTTGGTCAGCTGGATGCTCTACCGGGCCTACAGCCGCACCGATGGCGATCTGATGGACCCGGCAAAGGCTGGGTTGTCGCTTGCCAAGTTCGAGGCGGAGTTTGGGCGCAAGGCCAGCGGCCGCAATGAAGAGTGGGTCAGAACCGGCGACGAGATGATGCCTGGGCCTATCGCTTAAGAAAGGAAAGATGATGGCTACCTCTTATGGCGATGCGGCAGCAGCCTATCGCAACCCTCTGGTGCAGATGATCCCAACGGATTACGACAAGCGCACCCCAATGCCTGACGGCTCGCAGAACAATCCCATGAACAGCGAGTTGGGGCGCAACGTCACGAATACCCTGAACGCAATCCCTGGCGCCGCAGCTGTGCCCGGCTCGGCCGCGCGCGCTGGCGGGTTGGTTGCTCGCGCCTTCGGAGCCGCCGCCCCTGCTGCTCCCTATGCGCCTGCGGCGGGGGGGGG